TTCAACAGGCAAAACAAGCAAAAATAGTGAGAGAAGTAACAGAGGGAACTGTTACAGCATCAAAAGCTCTTGCAGAGTCAACAGAAGATATTAAAGATAAATTTATGGAGATAGGAGAGAGTGTCGAACAAGGTATTGTTTCAAACCTCACCGATGCTGTCATGGGTACACAAACACTTGCTCAAGCTGCAATCGGTGTTTTAAATAATTTAAAGAGAAAACTGGTTGAATTAGCGATACAACAAGCCGTTTCAGGTATAGGTGGAAGAATTGGTGGTTTTTTGGGCAATATTTTTGTGCCTAAAAGGGCAAACGGTGGCCCTGTCTCTTCTGGTGGTGCATATTTAGTTGGCGAAAGAGGCCCAGAAATCTTACAAATGGGTTCAAGAGGTGGAAATATAATTCCAAACAATGCAATCGGTGGAGGTGGTACAACAAACAATATGATCACTGTAAATGTTGATGCCTCTGGTACTTCTGTTCAAGGAAGTGGATCTGATGCCGACCAGCTTGGTGGTTTGATTGCCAGTGTAGTGCAAGCAACTATAATTGATGAACAAAGGGCAGGGGGTTTATTAAATAGATAATGGCTACATTTCCATCAATACAGCCCACTTATGGGATGAGAAAACAAAGCAAACCGAAAGTAAGGGTTACTTCTCTTGGTGATGGTTATGAGTTCAGGGCGTTATATGGCCTTCCATTATCTCAAGATCCAAAACAATATGATCTGACTTTCAACGTGTCTGAAACTAATGCAGATGTTATTGAGGCGTTTTTAAGAAGTAGGGTTGCAGATCAGGCAAGTTTTACATTTACACCGCCAGCAGAGGGTTTTAGCGCAAAGACAGGAACTTATGTTCAATCAAATGGAAGTGGTGCTGCTGGCACAATCATCACTGTCACTTTTACAAATCATGGTGTGGCAATAGGTGATGTGTTAACAGTTGATTTTACAGCACCTACCGATGGTTCTGGCCCTACAGATGGATCATATGTTGTTGCTTCTTCTGCTGATCAAAATACTTTCACATTAACTTCTACTTCTGCTGATAGTGCATTAATCACAGTTGCAACTAATATTGATTTTACTCTTTCTGGGGCTGGTCAATATGTTTGTGATTCATGGACAAAAACAATTCCTTATAACAATAGAGCAATAATAAACTGTTCTTTCCGTGAAGTGTTTGAACCATAATGACAGTTCCTACAAGCGCACTTCAAGGGTTAACAAATAAGTCAATTATTGAGTTATATTCTGTTGAATTAAAACCTGATATTCATTATACAAAAACAGCGAAAACAGCTACTTATGCTCAATCGTCTACAACAATCACTATTACATTAAACAGCCATGGATTTTCTACTGGTTTGATTTTGACTCTTGATTTTACTTCAGGAAATGGAATTGATGGGATTTATACAATACAAACAGTTGATACAGATACTTTTACAGTGACAGGGACAACTTCACAATTTACGAATGGAGATGTTTCTTTTAATATTAATTCAACAATAACAGATCCAACTGTGTATTTATTTCATAGTGGTAACAATATGAAAGATAGTTTAGATATTGTATGGCAGGCAAATACATATTCAAGGATGCCTGTAAAAGCTGAAGGTTTTAAATATTCTGGTAAAGGTAAACTGCCAAGGCCAACCTTGACTCTTTCTAATCTTTTAGGAACAATAACTTCAATACTACAACTTACAAATCAAACCACAGCATTATCTGATCTTGCAGGGGCAAAAGTTACAAGACGCAGAACATTGAGCAAAGACCTTGATGAAGTAAATTTCCCATCAAATGTGAATCCATATAAAAGTGGTTCAGTTGATCCTTCTGCTGAGTTGCCGAGGGAAGTATATTTTATTGAAAGAAAAACTATTGAAAACAGAAATATCGTACAATTTGAGCTTGTAAGTTCTTTTGATCTGTTTGGTATTTCTGCTCCAAAAAAACTTGTAACAAAAGCTGACTTTGCAGGCGTTGGAACATTTGTTAACTTTTAATTATGACTTGGAAAGAATCTTTTATAAAATATGCAAAAGAACAAGCACCAGAAGAGGCTTGTGGTTTGCTTGCAATAATCAAAGGTAAAGAAACTTTTTGGCCTTGTAAAAATTTAGCAGAGGGTAAGTTTGAATTTTTTATACTTGATCCTGATGATTGGGCAGAATGTGAAGATACAGGAGAAGTTATTGGTGTAATTCATAGTCATCCTGTAGGGGCTGCGACACCATCAGATACAGACAGGGCAGCTTGTGAACATCTTGGATTTCCATATTATATTTACAGTATTGAACACGATCATTGGGAATTTTTTGAGCCTTCAGGTTGGAAAGCACCTTCATTGATTGGTCGCAAATGGGTGTGGGGAAAATATGACTGCTGGAGTATAATTTCTGATTGGTTTTTAGAAACAAAAAACATAAAATTAAAAGAATGGAAAAGACCAAAACGGATAAAAGATTTTGTTGAAAACCCATTATTTGAAAAGGGCTTACCAATTACAGGATTTAAAAAACAAGAAAGTAATAAAAATTTAAAAATTGGAGATGTTTTACTTTTTGAAGATGAAAAAGATTCTTTAAGTCATGTTGCTTTATATATTGGTGATAACATGATATTGAATCATAGTATAAAAGCCTTGAGTTGTAGAGAACCTTATGACTTAAAATATCAAGAGGCACTTAGGGGGGTTTACAGATATGCAGCTTAAAAAAATAAAAGTTTATGGTAAGTTAAGGCAATTTCTGGGAAAGTCATATTTTATGGCTGCGGTAAAATCACCAGAACAGGCGATGCGTTTTTTGGTCGCAAATTTTGAAGGTGTGCAAAAACATATGAATGATCAGATTTATAAAATAAAAATGGGGAATAGAGTTATAACAGAGGAATATTTATCAATGACAGGCCAAGGTGACATACAAATAATACCTATAGCAATTGGAGCAAAAAGAGTATTTAAATTTTTCGCTGGTGCTGCTGCTATAGCTTTAGGTGCTGGTGTTCCTTTATTAGGTCTAACTGTTGGCGCAACAGTCGCACCTGTATTCACAGCAATAGGAACTTCAATGATAATTGGGGGTATTACAGACCTTATATCACCACAAAATCCTATTTCTGACAGTTCAAATGTTAGTGAAATTGATCCAGCCATAAGAGGGTCATATTCTTTTAGTGGTATCCAGAACGTAAGTTCCAGTGGTGTTCCAATACCTATAATTTATGGGTCTGTTTTTAGTGGCTCAATTATAATAAGCTCAGGGACAGATTCTACTCAAGTTGTTAAAAAGATAACCTGATGCCTAGATTAATTGATGATCAATTATTTGGAACTGATAGAAAGGTAGTTGATCCTGATCTTATAAAGGGTGGTCTGCGTAGTAAACAATTTGCAACCGTTTTAGATTTACTTGGCTATGGAGAGATTGATTCGATTTTAAATCCGGGAGGGGAAGGAGGTATCAACACCTTCAGAAAAAATGTTTTCCTTGATGGAACACCATTGATGAACGCAAATGGTGAAGAAAATTTCTCTGATGTAGAAGTTTTTGTAAAACATGGCGCGTCAGATCAAACAGCATTACAAGAAATAAATGCAATAGAAAAAACTAATGTTGTTGGTGTTGAAGTAACAAAAGCATCCCCTGTTACAAGATCAATTACAGATAGTAATGTTGACAAGGTAAGAATATCAATTCAGATTCCAACTTTACAGGAATTTAAAAAAAATGGAGATATTGTTGGTGCTGAGGTAAAAGTATCAATACGAATTACAGAAAATGATGGCACTGTTCATAGTCCAGTGCAGGCAGATGTAATTAATGGAAAAGCATCAAGTCCTTTTGTTAAGGATTATGAGATTGTGTTTGAAAAAACAATGAGCTTTCCTATTGACATAACAGTTCTTAGAAATACAGAAGATGGTACAGATGCTAAATTACAAAACAAAACAAATTTTTTATCTTTTACGGAAATAAATACAGATACAAGTGCTTATCAAGGTTTTGCTTATGTTGCGATAAGGTTTAATGCACAGGAATTTCAAAGCTATCCCAAGCGCATGTATAGGCTCAAGGGTACGAAAATTAAAGTACCAAGCGGCACAACTATTGATAGTGATAATGGAAGAGTTATTTATCCTGATGGCTATATTTTTGATGGTACTTTTAAAACAGACAAAGAATGGTGTGCAGACCCAGCATGGATTTTATACGATATCTTGACAACAGATAAAGGTTTTGGCGGCACAGATGGTGTGATTGATGAGGATACATTAGATGTTTTTAGTTTTTATTCTGCAAGTGCCTATTCAAGTAAATTAATTACAGATCCAATCACAGGAACTACAGAACCAAGATTTAGCTGTAATGTAATTCTGAATCAAAAAAATGACGCCTATTCCTTGATCAATGATTTATGTTCTGTAATGAACGCCATGCCATTTTATAGCAATGGATCTTTACAAATATCTCAGGACAGGCCAACTAATACATCAACTAATACATCTGATCCACAATATATTTTTAATAACTCAAATGTTACAGAAGAAGGTTTTACATATCAAGGTGTAGGACAGAGAACAAAATATACAGAGGTTGAGGTTGGTTATTTTGATAATGACACCCAAACTATAGATTATGAACTTGTGACAACTGATGAAATAACAGCGTTATCAGATACAATATCAAAGTTTGGAAGGACTAGAAAAACTTTAAAAGCTTTTGCGTGTACTTCAAGAGGTCAAGCAAATAGATTAGGCCGATGGTTTTTGTACTCAAATTTAAAAGAATCAGAAGTTGTTTCTTTTACAACAACACTTGAAGCTGGTGTAATCGTAAGACCTTCTACAATTATTGCTATCGCAGATTCCTTAAGAGCAGGAGTTAGAAGAGGTGGTCGTATTGTATCTGTTTCAAGCACTACGATTACAGATGAAATTACAGGAACAACGACAGATACAACCGCTATTGTTGTTGATGATGCAAATAATACTGATTTGACATCAGAAAATGCAGCAACATTATCTGTTGTTTTACCTGATGGTTCTGTTGAAAGTAGGTCTATTCATAGCGTTTCTGGTACAACAATCACTCTTTCTTCTTCTTTCTCTTCTGATCCTTTACCAAATAGTGTATGGGCTTTAGAAAATACTTCTGTTGAATTTCAAATTTATCGTGTTGTTTCTATTGAGGAAAAAAATGACTCTGAATATACAATCACAGCCGTAATTCACGATACAAATAAATATGCACAAGTAGAAGATACGACTGTTCCTGCAAACCCAAGAACCATAACAACTTTACTAAATGAAAAACCTTCACCAGATAACTTATCAGCTACAGAACAAATAGTTGAACTTAATAACAGAGCCGTATCAAAAATATTTGTTGCATGGGAACCAGTACAAGGAGTTAAAGAATATTTACTAGAATTTCAATTTGAAGATGATAACCCAGAAAGATTTAGGGTCGCAAGACCAAGTTTTGAGCTTTTTGAATCAAGATTAGGCTCTTACCAATTTGCTGTTAAGTCTGTTAACACATTAGGCAAATTAAGTTCATCAACTTCAACATTAAAATTTAATGCTGTAGGAAAAACAGCTTTGCCTGAAGATGTACAAAATGTACAGATTGAACCTTTATCAGATCAATTCATAAGATTACGTTTTGATAAATCAACTTCTGTTGATGTGGTGCATGGAGGGAACGTTATAATTCGTGGTTCAAATTTAACATCTGGTGCATCTTTTACAGATTCTGTTGACGTTATTCCCGAACTATCAGGTAATGTAAATGAAACTATAGTTCCAAATATTGTTAATGGAACTTATTTTTTGGCATTTAGAGATGATGGTGGAAGAATAAGTGCTAATGCTGCGTCAATAAAAAACATTTCAACACAACCTGATGTATTTCCTAAATTAACAGTTTTAACAGATAGAGAAGACACAGATAGTACGCCTTTTAACGGAACAAAAGATGGTTGTTTTTTCAGCAGTAGTCTTAATGGTCTTGTTCTTGGTCTTGAAAATACTCTTGATGGTGTTTCGGATTTTGATGCCATAGAGGATTTAGAGTTATTAGCTAATACAGTTGCTACAGGTGGTACATATAGTTTTGCAAATACTTTAGATTTAGGTGGTAAACAACCACTTGTCTTACAAAGACATTTTGTAACTAAAGGATTTTATAATAATCAACTATTTGATGATAGAAGTGCAAATATTGAAACATGGACTGATTTTGATGGTACAACTGTTGCTATTGATGTAAACGCAAAACTTCTTGTGGCAACAACTGATTCAGACCCAGATACCTCAACTGCTGGTACTTATACAATAAATAATGGCTCAGGTGGGGCGGGAACAACTATTACTATTACAAAATCTTCTCATGGATATTCTGTTGGAAGTTTTGTGACTGTTGACTTTACATCTGGAACAGGTGTTGATGGAGATTATCAAATACAAAGTATTACTACTGATACTTTTACGTTAACTTCTGCAACATCATTATCAACCAGTGGTGATTGCAATTTTAGTGCTGAATTTAGTCAGTTTAACCCTTTTGTAAATGGTAAATATATTGCAAGAGGTTTTAAATTTAGATGTGATATGTCAACAAAAGATATTGCACAGTCAATAGAAATTGAACAGTTAGGATATACAGCACAAATAGAAAGCAGAACAGAAACAAGTCTTGGAAATGCAGGGGCTTCTGCTGGTGGATTTATTGCCTCTGGTACATCCACAAAATCAGTAACTTTTACAAATAGTTTCTTTACTGGTCAATCTGGTACAAGTGTTGCAGCAAATTCTGTCTTACCTTCAATCGGTATAACAATAGAAAACCAATCGCAGGGAGACTTTTTTGTTCTATCAAATATAACTGGAACTGGTTTTGATATTGATGTAAAGGATTCTAACGGTAACAATGTAAACAGGAATTTCAAATATGCAGCAACTGGTTTTGGGCGTGGAAGTTAATTTTAAGATAGTATATAATTAAATAAAATTTTGTATTACAAATGGCACAGCACGATTATGTAATAGACAACTCTACAGGTGCTAACGTTAGAGCTGACATAAATCAGGTTTTACAAGCGATATTATCAAACAATCAAGGTACAAGTGATCCAAGCACAACCTTGGCAGGGATGCTCTTCTTCGACACGAATAATGATTTGATGAAGATGAGAAATGAAGCAAATAGTGATTTCTTAAATTTATTTACAGCAACAGGTGGCCCCGCTTTTGAAGTTGATGGAACAATAAATTCAATAAATATTGGTAAGGGTGCAAACTCTGTAAGTGGTAACACCTGTTTTGGAGAAAATGCTCTAGATGCTGCTGTTACTGGTGCTAATAACACAGCTATTGGAAATGCCGCTTTAGGTGCTTTAACCTCAGGCGCACAAAATACAGCCGTGGGTGGCCTTTGTTTAGATGCCTTAACTACCGGTACTTACAACACAGGAATGGGTTATTTTTCTGGAACAGCTTTAACAACAGGATCATTTAATTCGTTTGTTGGTGGTAACGCAATGCAAGTTGCTACAGAAGCTGGTAGCAATGTAGCTGTTGGTTATAATTCCATGAACCAAATTACAACTGGTTCTAATAGTGTGGCCGTGGGTTATGCTGCATTAGACGCAGCTACTACAGTTAATAACAACACAGCTATTGGATATAACTCTTTGACCGATTGTACAGGAGCTGACAACACCGCTGTAGGTAATAATTCGCTTGCGGCAAATACCACAGCTAATGACAATACTGCTGTGGGTAAAGCTGCGATGATTACGAATACAACAGGTACAAGTAATGTTGCCTTTGGAAAAGACTCACTTAGGACAAACTCGACAGGAAATGCTAATACTGCTATAGGATTTGAAGCTTTGAAAGCTAGCACAACGGCATCAAACAACACCGCGCTGGGCAAAGAATCTTTACTAGCTACAACAACTGGTGATCTTAATACTGCATTGGGCGCTAGAACAATGTACTCTGCAACGACTACTGATAGATGTGTGGCAATTGGCTACCAAGCTATGTTTAATTACACTCAAGCTGGTGATCAATATAATACTGCTGTTGGCTATAATGCTGGATTTTCAACAACCACATCAGGTCAATTTACTGCTGTAGGTGGTCAATGTTTATTTTCTCAAACGACAGGAAATTACAATACGGCTGTAGGTTATTCTGCAATGTTAAACACTACTACAGGGGCAAATAATACCTCTGTAGGTAGATCATCAATGTCTGCTAATACAGAAGGTGATAATAACGTAGCAGTTGGTTACAATGCTTTAGATGCAAACACAACTGCTGATAACAACGTAGCAATTGGTCATAGTTCCTTAACTGCAAACACAACTGGCACTTCGAATACTGGCGTTGGACATCAATCTTTAGTTGCAAACACGACAGGGGATCAAAACACAGCCGTGGGTCAACAAGCAGGGGATGTACTAACAACAGGATCAAATAACACATCTCTTGGTTATCAGGCAGACCCTTCTTCTGCAACAGCAACAAATGAAGTAACTCTTGGCAATTCCAGTATCACTGCTATTCGTTGCCAAGTGCAATCAATCAGCGCACTTTCTGATGAAAGAGATAAAACAAATATTGTTGATTCAGAGGATGGTCTTGATTTAATAAACGCACTAAGACCTAGAAAATTTACATGGGCAATGCGTGAACCTAGTGATAATAATGGAAAGACAGAACTTGGTTTTATTGCACAAGAAATTGATGCTGCATTGGGTGATAGAAATGATTATATCGGTGCTGTTTATAAATCCAATCCAGAAAAATTAGAAGCTTCTTATGGAAAATTTGTACCAATATTAGTAAAAGCGGTGCAGGAATTATCAGCAAAAGTCACAGCCCTCGAAATAGGGTAAACTGAAAACAACTTACTTTTTATCATGGAAGAAAGAACCGCAGATGAAATCGCAGCAATTTATACTGCTGCTGGTCATAGCGTCACTTTAATTAATTCAGATGCAAATTATTCTGCATATATATCAAGAACAGAATCTTCTGATACTGAGGCAGAATGGAAAGATATGATACAAAGAAATGTTAAACATCTTGAAATAATTAAAGCTTATACAAAAACCGATGGAAGCACATCTATCTGGACATCCGAATCGTTTACTGATATTGATGCTGCTATAACTAAAGGAAAGACACTTTACTCTTAATTTATGGATTTACAAAAATTAGTTGAGACAAAACAACATCTGTTGTTAGAAAAAGAAAAGTTACTTGCAAATCTTTATGAGATTACTGGCGCGATAAAGTTGTTGGATCAGCAGATTTTGGAGATGACAAAATCCGAAGATAACCAGCCATCAGATACAAAGGCATCAACCCCAGAAGAACAAACAGTACCATTAGAGTAATTGGCGCTGTTAATTTATTTAAAATTTCTTTTGACATAAAATGCTAGACCGCATTATAAAAATTATTTCTATTTTGTCATTTTTAATGTCACTATCAATGGCAACTTTTGGTTATGTTGCAATTCGCTATATGCAAAGCCCAGAATTTGAGAGGACATTAAAGAACAAAATTATGGGAAGTCTGGAAAATAAAATGCCAGATGTTATGAAAAAGACTCTTCCTAATTTCACTGGGCCATCTATAGAAATTCCAAAGAAACAGGCGACTCCACTTGGAAATACCCAGAATTGAAATACCACAGATAAAAATCAAAGAGATACATATTCCAAAAATTAAAACTTGGGAACAATATCCATCAACACTTGATTTGATTGATAAACCAAAGCTTGATTATCCAGTAGTTAATATTCCTTCTTTTGAACCTCTTGAATATAATCCTGACAAATTTATACCAACTGATCCTGTAAAAAAGCCTGATCAAAAGCAACCAGAGATACCACAACCGCCAGAATACAAGCCTGAAGTCAAAAAAGATAAAGAGTTCTTTATTAAATGCCCTAACGAGACTAATATTCCAGTAGGGTCGTTTGCTAATGATCTCAAGCTTGATAAAGTTGTATCTCACAAACTTTCTGAAGATGGAAAAGTCTGCTACGAAGTCTACGAACCATCCACCTTTATTGAGAAATGGATTCCTAGCCCTCCTATTCTTGTCAACACTTCAATTATTGCTGTTACTGCGGCTTCAAGTCCTATCATAGCCAACCTTCTTAAAAACCTTATTAAGACAGCAATCAAGAAGCTGACAAAGAAAAAAGAAAAATAATTATTTTAATTTATGAGTGTGCGGTATAACTTGACCCATCTTTTCTACAACTTCTATATCCTCGCATAAAGAATAATATTTTGAATCTTTAGAAAATCGGATTCCATCACGATAAAGCTGACCACAATTTTTCAATCTTGCCAATTCGTAATTCAATCTTTCCTTTGATAATATTTGCCGTTGTATTTTTTCTTGAGTCGTTGCACTTTTTAAACACGCATCTTGAAAACGTTTATCAAGTGGAACAGATATTGTTGCAGCAATTCCAAAGTTAAAAGAGGTCGCATCTTTGTTGCCACTATAATTTTCTCGAAAGAAAAGAATCTCACCAGCGTTTGTAAGGTTACCATCGTCGTCTGTAGCCTCGTTATAAACTGGCGTGTGATAAATATAGTCTTGAGGTCGTTTAATTGCTACAGAGGTTGTTGCAAATGGGCTGACACTTAAAGTAGCTCCTGAGCATTTGATTCCATTTCCATAAGTATTCTCAGTCATTGGACCTGTCAAAACTTGGGTTGCAAAATTAGAAACTGAAGAACTTGTGTTGGATTGTGGATTTGCCACAGCTGAGGTGTTTGCGTAAGTCGGCAAACAAGAAAAAAGACTTATTAGTTGGAAAAAATAACCGTAGTATCGGTGACCACTTCTGACTGAACTGTTCTTGTTATATCGATGACGCTTTCTAGAGAAGGGCCTTTGTAAAACTCTGAAAACTGAAAAGCATTCCCTTGAGTGGTTTGCTGCCAGTTTGGTTTTTGATCCAGATTTAAGCCTGTCCATTCATAAGTTGTTCCATTTACAGTTTCAGTCACTGTGGCATTAGGCATTGAAATTGTGTCGCAATTTCCGCAAGATATGCCCGAACCAGTGACACTGTAGGTATAACCAGAATTGTAGCGAATTTCTCGGATATTTTCTGTCAAATTATTTGTGGTGACGCTTCGACTCGTACTTGTGGCACTTGTGAAATTTGGTACCACAGGAATTGCATAAGCTGGACTAATAAAAATTAAAAGCGACAGATATTTCCACATTAATCAACAGTTAAGTCTGTTACGAATTGACCAGTAAGCACAACCCCAGTTCCTGTTCCACCTGTTAAAGACATTGTGTGATGATCTAAAGTTACGGCTGCTGTGCCTACTGAACCAGCTGCAGTTGAAGTCAAATCACTGAAGTTTCCTACTGTTCCAACAGTCGGTGCAGATCCAGCAGTAGCATCACCCTCTAAATATGACTGAGTAAAGCTAAAAGTTTCCCCAGCAGTTGTTTGCGTTGCACTTGGCATGGTTACAGCTGGGACCCCATTTGTGACTGATCCAAAGCCACCTACACTTGCAGCGTCTCCACTTGTAGTTGTTATGTTTGTACCGCTTATGCTATAACTTGAACCAATTTTATCTGCAGAAGTTCCAGCAGATACACTTTCTAGCTTTACAGATGATGTGATTGTACTCTGGATATCACAGTATGCAGCTGATGGAATACAGAGTGCAGCAAGAAGTAGAAGCTTTTTCATTTGATACCGACTTTGTTTTTACTATTATCCACTATCTTAGGACCATTGCTGTTATTATTGCCACCTTTCTTCTGTCCTACACTTATTCCATAAGATCCTAAGACCCCCGAAACCAAGCCTGCCGTGAACGCACCGTCAATTCTAACCTTGCCCATATATCCTAAAGTCATCATTGATAAACTCCAAGTCAAAATTAGAAATCTGACCCCATGACCAAAAAGGTCACCCCAATCAAAGCCTTCTTTTTCCTGCTTTTCTTCTTCCATACGGATTGCAATTCTTGTTTTATATTAACAATGTAGCTATGTTAGGAAAAGAAAACAAAAATTCATGTCAAAGTTTCTAATTAATCTATTCATCCGCTTCGGCAGAAGTGAAAGTCTACGCAAAGCTGCTCTGAATCTATTAAAGGATCTGGCCTTAAAATCAGACAATGATGTTGATGACGCAATTGTCAAAATGATAGAAGAAAAACTTTTCCCAGTTAAATGATAAAAAAGTTTTTAAATATCGATATAGAGAAAGCACCTCCTGAAATGGAGTTAGAGGTTGAGCTTCAATGCAGACAAATAATGGAGTCTGATGATATTGATGGAATCAAAAGGTATTGCACTCATTTGATCAGACATAAATTAAGGCAAGATATGTTTTTATCATCAATATTGAATCATTTTATAGACCTTGAGTTTATCAAACCAGTAAGAAGAAAAAAACGTTTTAAATTATTCTAATGTTTTCTCATATTCTCTAAGATATTTATCCTCAAATTCTCTGATTAACATATTGTTTGTTTTATCAACTTCATAATTAAATTTAAGGACTGCAGTTTTTATATGCTCTTTGACCCACCGACCCTCTTCATAAACAACTTGAGCCTTGCCATTTTCTTTAATAAAAACATAATGATCTTGACCTTTCAGCTGAATATCTAAAAAATTTCTCTCTAAATCTTTACGTCTAATATCTTTCAGTTTTCTAAGTTTAACTGAAGAATGTTCTTTTTTTTTCATTTTAGCTCCAAAGTAATCTCAACCCATGACGGTTGTGGTTTGCATCCATCAATGACTCCATAAAAAGGATTATTCATAAACTCATAAGTTCTTTTACCA